GTTGATGAAATTGTAATTTGTGAAGAACCACTAACTACACTATCACCACCTGCTAATAATACTTTTGATTCAGAATCTTTAACACCTGCTTTCCAATAGTCATTTGTTGAATCCCAAACGATTGAACCAGTGTTTGTATTTGGAGAATCCACATCTTTAACCCACAATCCACCATTTGCTGCACCACTACCATTTAATTCGATAATATTATCACCGATTTGGACAGTTGTTGAATTTACCACAGTTTGTGTTCCAGCTACGGTCAAATTACCAGGAATAGTTACATCACCACTAAATATTACATCAGTTCCACTTGCAGTAATTGCAGTTCTTAACGATGCAGTATAATCTTGTATTCCATCAATTCTAGTTTCATGATTAGAAGCGGATGCGAACAATTCAGTTAAATCACCATCAACTGAAGCAGTATAAGTTGCAATTGTTGAGAATTTAGTATCAATCGAACTTGTGTAAGTTCCTAATGTTGTGAATTTAGTATTAACTGACCCACTATATGTAGCAAGAGTAGAATTTTTTGCTTCTTCTGATGCAGTGAATGTATGTAATGCGGATAAATCTGATGTTACTGATGCAGTATAAGTTGCTAATGTAGAATCTTTTGTTTCTTGAGAACCACTAAAAGTTTCTAAATTAGTTACTCTTGTTGCTAAAGCACCACCACCACCAATAGATGATTCAATCGAATCAATTCTACTTTCGTGGTCAGAAGCAGTTGTATAAAGTTCCGTTACATTTGTACTAGCAGTTACTAATCTACTATTTAATGATGAACTAAAATCAGTATATCCAGTTGTTGAAGAAATAGTAATTTGAGATGAACCAGAAACTGTTGCAGTTGGTAATAATGGAGTTATTTGAGATGAACCCGAAACAATACCCGTACCACCTGTGTTTGCAGTTGTTTTAATTTCAACATTCCCACCTTTATTTAAGATGTATAATTTTTGGTCATCGGTGTCATAAAATGGAATACCATTTATCGATGTATCATATGAAGCTCCAGTTAAATCTGGAAGTGATGTACCTTGTAATATTTTGTTTGCTGGTGTTACTGTCGAACCATCAATACCTACGAATAAGATAGAGTTACCATTAGTTGCCGTAATTCCTGACGAACCCGTTACAACTAACAATTCACCGGCTCTTTTAGTAGCACTTGCAACGGATTCCAGCGAACCACGTCTATGTTTGATTATTTGTGCCATTTAAATTTCCTTTTTAGTTTTTTTGTTAATTATATAACCTTTTTTTGAGTTTGTAAGGACATATGCCTAATGATAAAACACTATTTAGTGTCGATTTATGTATAAATATAAAAATATTTAGGATTGATTAAATCGTACCGGCATCAATCATATAAGAACCAGATGATATGATGTATTCTACTGCATTTGTAAAGTGTACAGAACCAGTATTTAATGATATAGTTGTTATTCCACTTGAAACTGATTTAGATAATCCATTTCCTGCGTTTACTGATGAATCACCGATAGCAAAAGTATAAGTGTTCCAAGTTATTGAATCAGTAAAGGTGGTTACAAAATCTGCATAAGTAATATCTGCTTGATAAAGTGTGTTTGTATCTTTTATATACACAATTTGGCCATCCGTAAAATAACTTACCGATGATGAGGTTAAAGTTGCGTAATTTTCATATATTCTAAATAAACCACCAACTTCATATGGTGATTTAATATCAATTGATGCAGTATTTGAGTTTATTATAGTTATGGGTGCACCACTGCCTGATATTCTTACTTCGGTTACAACTGCATCTACCGAACCACTTAGTACGTTAATACCAGTTCCTTCTGCAACTACACCTGTTAATCTACTACCATCTCCAACAAATTGTGAAGCTTGGACAATGTTAGATGCGGTAATATCACCATCTACAAATAATGAACCAGTCAATACTTGTGAACCAGATACTACAAAAACCCCATCAATTACCGATGCGGTTACAACGCCTTCTATTTGTTTACTTTGAATAAGTGTAGCCATATCTTAAATACTCACTATCTTTCCTTTTACTAAAAAATCATTTTTTGTTAATTCATTTTGATTATAACCCAATGTATCACCAAATGTTATTACGATATTTTCGCCATTTATACCAATATCATATATATTACTACTTTGTTTAATACCTTGTAAATAAATATCAGTATAATCTTTCGGAACACTTACTTTCATTTCTTCTACCAAAAATTTCTTATCCCACAAAACTAAAGTAATCAATCCATCAATTATTACAAGTTGGTCTGGTGTATGTGGGTATAGATTTACATCTTCAATTACATTATTGATTAAAGTTTTTAATCTACCCCTATTATCGTAGGGCATTTTTGGTATATTTGGTTTTTGTCTCATTATATCAAAAATATTCTATCTCCATTTTCTTGTATCATATTCGTATCATCTTCATTTGAAATATATCTTAATGCAGATGGGATTGATAGTTCATTAATTCTTTCAGCTGTTTCAGTTAAGTGAAAATCTCCACTCATTTTAATACTATCAGTTCTTTCCAAATCATATTGGAAATTACTTCTTTTAAATTTTACTATTATATCCCCACCCATTTGTTCCACTATGTAATCTTTTGGACCAATAAATTGTCCATTTATAAACACGTCAAATCTTGCATGTTCTTTTATATTTTTTCGTAAATGAATTGGTAAATCATTAATTACAGAATTTCGTAATATCCAAATCCAATAAAGTGAATGCAATAAATCATACGGAGCCAAATGATACTCATCTGGTTCATGCATTTGTTTTAATAAACGATTTATATCACCTAATGGAGTAATCATAATTCTATAAATTTACCAGTTACATAAAATTCATCCGTATTTTCTAAAACATAACCTAATTGTGTATTAGAAGCAGGACTATTAGTATTGAATGTAAATGTTACACTATTGGTATTCACATTATATGTGTAAGTGTATATTGCAGGTTTAATAAGTACACCATTAATATAAACTCTAAACCAGTTTGTATCATCAAATGAACTTCTCAATTCTGGCGGGCATTCGGGGATTCTTACGTTTTCTAACGTAATTGTATCACTACTTACAAAAGTACCCTCATATGAACCCCTAATAGTGATAAAATCTAATATATCTGAATACTCATTATACACCACTTCGTTTTTAGCAGAATAATTTGTATAAGTATTACCAGTTAAATCAGTTTCTAACCCCCAAACCACTTTTTTTGGAGTTAATGTTTTCTTAGTAGTAGATTGATTATCAAATTTTTCAGGTAATAAATACGCATTTACCGTCATACTAAATGTACTTCTTACTACTCTTTGTGAATTGTCACCAACTTCTTGTTGATTATCAAATGAATCAATTTTTACTGCAAATTTGAATCCATTTTTATCACCCCAATATTCATCGGTTGCATATTGAAATGCTTCCAATATTTTATTCATATGTTCCGTAAAATCAGTCCAAACATTTACCTCATATGTAATAGTTACATAATCGGGCATTGTAATATTGTACTGCTCAACCGGTCTTTTTACACCAGTCATTTGGGAAAATCTATCGTACTTATGTTTCTTAGAATATTTGATTACGGATGGATAAATCAAATGTCTATTCATTGCACTAGCCATAGAATCATTTCTAGCAATTGAATTACGTTTGAATACAATCATCGGTAATTGAATTTGACCATTTTTATCTCTTAGAAATCCATCTTTCTTAATATTCTTCCATCTCTCCGGATTTCCGTATAATACCGGCACTTTAACCTTTTCACCTAATACTTCAACGGTTGGGACAACCACATCCATCATGTGTTCAGCAATTGCTAAATCCACATCATATAACTTAACCCCTTTATGATTTTGAGGTTCAGTTTTAAGTTGTTCTGCCCTACTGAAAGGTTTTTTTAATGGGTCTATTGACATTAGTATGTTCTCTCCTCAATTTGTATTTGTGAACGTCTTACTAAGAAACCAGTAGCTATTAATTGCATTCTAGCATCTTCAAATGTGTTAGTTTCGGGGTCATAAATCTTTGGTGAACCACCTACTAATACACTTTCTTCTATATTATTCAACTCATAATAATATCCATCAAATAAAATTACATCACCAATTTCTGGGTAACCATATGTTGTATTTTGAATTGCATCTGCAGATATTTCCGTTCCATTAACTGTGGTTATTTTTGGTATTTCATGAGTTCTTAAACGATGCCTCATAAAACGAAACTCAATAGTGTTTGTACTATCAGGTCCGTATTCATCGTAATTTTGTGTTACTTGTTCTCTTTGTATAATACACATTAAGTTTGCAGGTTGATGATATACTTTACCAATTGATTCACCATACAAATTTGTTTTTGATTCACCAACTGAAACTTTGAATAATGTAATAGATTGTTGCACTACATAATCAACCACTTCTTCAGCAATTGTTTTAATAAAATCTAAATCTCTGCTATGAAAAAATTTTGGCATATAAATTATCCTATGTATATCGCAAGTGGAACTTTATTTAATATTTTTTGTTGATGGTCTATGATATTTGATTCATTTTCCATTCTTTGTTTTTTACTAACCTCTTCTAAGTTTTCTCTTAATTGAGTCATCAATCCTTCTTTTTCTGTTTGTGCTTCTGCTCTTAATGCTGCACCATCTAAAGAAACATCAGAACCAGGAATTGGAATAGTTGAATATTTTTCTCTAATTGCACCTAATAATTCTTTTGCAAGTGCAAGTGTATATTTTCTAATCCATTGCTTACCAACATCGTTTATTGTAGAATATGTTTTAAAATTATATCCAACATTTGAGTAATCACTAACTACATTCGGTCTTACTACTGTTGCACCTTCTCTAAAATCTTTCTTTACAATATATTCAAACCAAAGTTTACTATCAGTTGTTGGTATTGGGAATATTTGTAATTTATTATTAGTAATATTAAATGTATGTGCAGATTTTCTAATTTGGTCATTAAATTCAATTGCTTGAATTCTTAACATATCTTCATACATTGGCATTAATACGAATTGTGCGGCTGGTGAGAACGAACCAAATCCGAATTCATCAATTAAGTTTAATGTACCTTGTCCACTTACTGAATAAGGGTCAAAGAATCTATTAATTGCAGGGGTTGGTTCGTGGAATACTCTTGTTATATCAATTCTTTCACCACTTTCACTTGTATCACCCCAAAGAGCCTGTAAATCATAATCTTGTCTACCACTTGTCATATCGATAGAACCGCTTTTCACATCAATATTACCACCTACTCCTGCAAGTGTTCCGTATGAATCTGCAATGGTGATTACATTATGCAATTCACTACCTAAAACTGATGCAGATGAAAAATCTTTACTTAATTGTTGTCCTTCTAATGCACCTAAGTTTTGTCTTATGTTAAATTGATTGACTTGTGCAGAATATTCACTTACCGCTTCTTCAAAAACAGCAAAGAAACTACTTGATAATAGTTCAATATCAACAATTGGGTATCCTAAACGTTGTGCACACCATACTGCAACCTTTGGTGCATCAGATGTGAATTCCGAATCATTATCATATATACCGAATGGGGTTGAACTACCTGATGTAAATGTTGCTACACCTGTCCATACTCTTGATTGAGACATAATTTACTCTCCTTAATACAATTATTCACATATAAATATAAAATAACAAAAAAGGGAGTGAATTGCTCCACTCCCTTCTAATAATCCGTTTATATTTTACTATCCCAAATTTACCAATTTATATTTTGTAGTATATAGTAGTTTAGCGATATTATCTAATTCATTTTGAATCCAACTATCTTTTAATTGTTCAGATTGACGTTCAGTTTCTAAGAATTTAATTAATTTATCAAAATATGCGATTATATTTTCCTTTGATGAGTCAGTATCAAGTCCGTTTACTGGTTTAAATGTTATAATTCCGTATTTACCCTGATAAGCTTCTAATAATTCATCCATTAAATCTAGTATACTATCATAGTATTTATTTAACGCTTTATGCATTGAATATGAACCAGGACCGGTTACTCCTAAATGGAATACGTGGGTTTGTGTTCTACTATGAAAGAATATTGATGCTAATTTTTCCATTTATTTTTTCCTTTTTTATATAAATAAGTATAAATCAAACTAAAAAAGAATGTTTTTTATTTTTTGTGATGAAAAAATACTATTTAAAACATCATTTCCAATTTCAGATTCCCATTTTATTGATATTCTTTGCATTTGTGGGTGATAAAATTCTGATAGGTGAGTTTTTACAAAATCATGATTACACATAATGGTTGGATGACCATCTTGTTGACCATTTAAAAGGATATATGATGTTGGATTATATGTTTGTGAAAATTTATGTAATTTTTCAATAGTATAAACTGATTTTGAATAATCATCTAATAAGGTTAAAATATTCTCATCTACATTTAACACATTTCCCTCATCAGTATTCAATAATCCAAACGCTTCTACTATTTTATATTTACAACCAATATTATTTAAAATAGATTCAATTGTTTTAACACTAAACCAAGTGTTATAAATCGAATGTATATCATTCCACACTTCCCTTACAAATGTTTTACCAAAAATATGTTCTGAATTATAAATGTTTCCATTTAAGTTAAATTTATTAATACGAGAATCGTAAATATCTAAACGATTTGCACTACTTAACATGATTATTACATCATCATCCTTTGTAAGATTATATTTTAAATGTGTTTCATATAATTTTAAGGCTATATAATAGTTTCCTGCACCTGCGTGACCTAAATTATGAAATTCTTTATAATTTGTACCTATAATATCGGCCCATGTAGGCCATTTGTATTTTGTAAAACTACATCCAAATGTGAATAACCTTTTATTTTCCATATTATTAAATATAAAAAAAGGGAGATTTCTCTCCCTCTAAATCTAAAATATATGAAAAACAAAAAACAACTAATCTTAATATTCAATCATCGAAACCGGAACGTTGTATGAAGCAAATCCACCAATTACTCTTAGATTGGCTTTTGTTCGGTTGATTTTAGTAACCTCTAACTCTCTACCCATCAACTTAGGGTGATTTACTTTTACTTTCATACCAATCTGCAATCCCATTTTCTTTTCTAAGGATTGAATTGTACGTTTTGATTTAATCAACTCAATAACCATTTGGTTGATGTTTCTTAATTCTTCTACTGATAATTTTGATAATTCTGAATAATTCATGTCTTTTATGTTTTAAAGGTTAATCTCTTATTACAAAGCTAATATAGGTAATTTATTTGATATTTCCAAATTATTTACCATTTTTTTTACAAATATTCTGGTCCTGTCCATTTATATTTTGCAGTTCCATCAAATATATTTCCTCTACTATGTTTGGCAGGGGCTCTCCAACTTGCTGGTTTCATTAAATCTCCTTTTTTGATTGGAATACCTTGAAACTCACCATCAAACATCGAAACAAACCCCCAAACGTGACTCCCATTTTGTATTTTCATAAACTTAGAGCCTTTTTTAGCAACTAAGGGTGACCAACTATATACTTTACCCTCAAACTCCTTATTAACACCATCTAACCAAATTTCAAATTGCGTTTTCATATCTTTTATATTTTATTTTAACCATAAATTGTAAACATAATCATAACTTACCTCCATACTCTCAGCAAGTTTCTCAAACAATCGTTCTCTGATGATACTATCACCAACACCAATATATCGGTAAACATCACCACCGATAATCAATTGATTTAATAGACCAGGAAAGGTTGGAGTTTCGTTAAGTTCTAATCCCAATTCATCAGTTGGGTAGTTTTCTAAATAAAATTCTTTAAGTTTCATATTTTATGTTTTAAAGGGTAGTTGTAATTTATAAATTATTTACTTTTCTGATTCTTGCTATTAGTTTTTTCTCTCTTAGTGTAGCATTATAATATTGTTCAACTAATTCTAATTGTTCATTTGTCAATGGGTATTTAAATACTATAAATTTAACCCATGTTAAGAATATCTGAATGTTGTAGATGATGAATCGTTTCATATTTTATGTTTTAATTGTTTATCTCTCAATCTTACATAGCTAAACTACACATTTTTTACCAATTTTCCAAATATTTTATCACTTTTTTTTCAATTATTTTTGGCCATTGATAATCAACTAGTTATGGGCATAAAAAAGAGGTAAAATTACCCCTTTTTCACAAAATTTCCCTTATCATCTCTCTTCATTACCCTATTACTCAAAAAGGCCCTTCTTTCATCATACATCCGTTGACCGGCTTCCTTTCCGTTCCTATCTATGTACCATTCTAAGGAGAATCTACCCTTAGCCTTCTCTTTTTGTTTCAGTTTTGCCTCCTCTGAATGGGATTTGCCGAACATACCATTCTTATCACCCTTTGTAAGTTCTTTCATCTTAGATACGAATTCAGTATATTCATCAGTATCTCTCCTACCATACCATATATCCCCACCTTCACCTTTATATATTGCGTTTAATCCTCCCTTTACTGAATTGTATGCAAGTATTAGTTCTTCTTCTACTTTTACGGATTCTTTTGGGTCTACCTCGCATATAATTTCCTTTTTAAAATTATCCCATCCGTATTTACGAACTGCTTTGTATAATGGAAAATCTAATTTCTTATGATATGCTGCTCTATAATGACCATACATTCTATCATCGAAATCAAAAGTACGTCCAATATATACCTTTCCGTTGGGTGATGTTAATTTATAAATTATATCCATAAAACTTTCTTTTTATATAAATATAGTTCTTTGGAGTAAACCGCATAAAAAAAGGGAAACCGAAGTTTCCCTTTTCTATTATGGAATCGTTAGTTCGATTACATTAAGATTAAACTGAAGCTAAATCTTTGATGTAAATCTTGCCGTAGAATTCTGGACGCACCATCTTCTTAGCGTAACGAGTCATAACACCACGTCTTGGCGTGAAGTTAGTTGGGTCGTACACTAATGGAGTCATAATTAATGGAACGTATGGAGCATATACCGCACCAGTCTCTAAGAATGATGAACCTTTGAAACCTAACAATACTTCGTTAGATGTCATGTAAGGGTTCTTGTAAACTGTGTAACGAGATGCTAAAGAACCTACTTGAGAAACACCAGCTGCGAAAGATGTAGCATCTTTATCAGCATTAACTGTAAATCCTGGAATTGATTCTAAGATTGTAGCAACATCTGGAGATACAACGATGAAGTTTGCACCACCACGTAATGTTAATTGGTGAATTTTGTTAGATACTTTGTTAATCTTAGTTCCTAAAGTTTGGAACCAAGTATTTTTTTGGTATGCCAATGAAGACGAACCTGCTGACCAAGTACCTGATGTAGAGTTGTACTCTTCACCGATAGTTGCTGACCAATAATCAGTTGTTAAAGCGTTTGCTTTTAACATATCTAAGATTTCTAAATCGATTTCTAATGAAATGTATTCAGACAACATAGAAGTTAATTCAGCTTCAGCATCGATTGAGTGGTAAGCGTTTAAGTCTTGTGCCAACTCTGGTGTCCACACTGCTTTTAACTTACGAGTCTTAGCCACGATAGCCTCTGAACGTAATTCCAAATCAACTTCTGGAATAGCGATATCAGTTGCTGGTTCTGTTGGAGTAGCATCTTCGAAATCACCTCTTGTTGTAGAAGTTGGAGCCAAAGAATACTTAACTGTCAACGCAGTTTTAGTAGCTACAGTTGCAACTTTCGCGAAGAAAATTACGTTAGCACCAGAAACTTGTGAGAATTGTGGATAGAATGTATCTACATCAGCAAAACCAGATGCAGAGATGTGGAATGAACGAACTGCTTCATAATCAGCTGCAGATGCAACGTTAGATTTTGCAATTGTAATCTTAGCAACTGCACCAGCTGCGATAGATGAAGATAATGCAGAATCATATCCAACTTCTGACCAAGATGCTGTTGCATATGTTTGGTTAGATGTAGAAACCGATACTGATTGGTCGTTGATTGTGTAAGAATATCTTCCTTCACCATAAAGACCGTTTACTGCTGCTTTAGTTCTACCGAAATCACCATCGAATGCAGAAGTTCCATTACCACCAAATAATGATTTACCATTAAATTTAGTATCACCTTGAACTGCTGTTCCGTATTTGAAATCTAGATAGAAGATAAGACCTGATGGTAAGTTCATTGGTTGAACTGAAACGAATTCTTTCGCTGCGATTTCACCAAAAATACGTCTTACCAATGGTAATGCTACACCAGACCACTCTTCTGAACCTGCAGAAGTACCAGTTGCTGTTGCTTCATCCAATAATTGTTTAGCTTGGTTCTCTAATAGAACTGCTACTTGAGATTGCTCTCTTTCTTTTAAACCTTCTAAAAGACCAGTTTTTTCCCACTTATTCTTCAATTGACGTGTTTCAGCCAACATTACTGATTGTGGGTTCTTGCCTTCCATAAGTTTAGATAAATTAAAATTTGCCATTTTATTTTTCTCTCCTTAGAATTTTTTGTTTTGTTTATTTAATATTTGCTAACTTTTTAAATCTTTCAGCCATATCGTTTGATTCGTTGATAATTGCAGCCTTTGGTGCAGTTGAAGCAACTTTCTTAGATGCGAATGATTCAGTTATTTTGTTTGTTTTTACCTTCTTAGCAGTTCCACCGATTTTCATCGATTCAGCTAATGTTGCGAAAACTAATTTTACTTCTCTAACATTTTGTGTTCTGTCTAATGTTTCAACAACTTTGTGTTTTTGTTCGTTTGTTAAATCATAAGAACGGAATAATTTGTTAGTGTAAAGTAACTTTGCGTTTAACAAGTTTACTTCGTTGATTGTAGATTTCAAAGATTTGATTACTTTGTAAGCTTCTTCTAATTCTTGTTCCATTTCTGAAACTTTATCAGATTCTTCTTCTTCACCTTCTTCTACTGTCTCTTCATCATCTCCGTATCCCATTTCACGTAAGATTTCTTCCAAGTCGATTTCGTCTTCTTCTGAAACTTCAGCTTCTGGTGCAACTTCTGCATCAACTGCAGGAGTTTCATCTTCTTCTGAAACTTCAGCATCAGCTGCTGGAGCTTCAACTTCATCTTCTTCTGAAACTTCGTCAGATTCAGCACCCAATTCATCTTCTAATTCTCTGATGATTGATTCTAAATCTAATTCGTCTTCATCTTCTTCTGCAATTGCACCCGTTGGGTCATCAATTACACCATCTTGGTTTTCATCTTCTTCACCTTCTGCAAGAGGCATATTTTCGTCCTCTTTACCTGGTTCAGCTGTTTCTTTTTCTGTGTCACCTAATTCAGTGTGAGCATCAGTTGCAATTCCTTGTGGTTCATCACCATCAGTTCCACTACCATCTTGTCCTTCGCCTGCACCGATTTCTGATGAATCGTTTGCATCAACATCATCAGCACCATACTCTTCATTTACATCAGCTTCTTCCTCTTCACCTTCCATTTCTGCTTGAAGTTTCTTAGATAGAATTGATTGTAATCTCGGAGTAAAAGCTTCTTCTAATGCGATTTTAGCGTTAGCAATAGCAGTTTCACGTACGGCTTTAGCATCAGCAATTGCGTCTTTTAACAATTTTGAGTTTGCCATTTGTTTACTTTCCTTTACTTTTTTCTGAAAATATTAAGGGAGATTTTCAATAGAATGTGTTAGGTTAGTTGTTCGGTCACCACTTATATAAAAGGGTATTCATTAACCAACATTTAATTTTAAATCCACAATAGAGGTGGATTATTTGAAAATAAATATATAAATGTTTATAGAAACATTAAATTTATATTACTTTTTTAAAAATTTTATTCAAAATTTTTATCTTTTTGGGGTTTTTGTTCGTCTTTACCCTTTTTCTTTCTTTTTTTAGTGAAAAAACGTATTGTTCTATCACCTTCTGCTATTTTTTGTAGAGCAACTCTTTTTTGTTCCTCTCTAACAGCTTTTTGTTTTTGTAACCTTCTTTTGGTTGTAGGTTTAACGTATTCTTTTCTTTCTCTTAATTCTAAAAGATGTCCAGATTCATTTACCTTCTTTTTGAATTTCTTTAAGGCCTTTGCAATGTCTCCATTACGAACCTCTACTGTAACTCTTGATAATCCGCTCATTAATTTAATTTAAATTGTTTTGTTGTAACTATTTGAGAATAAGTATGTCTTTTAAAAATTATTTGCTTAAAAGGAACAATGCTTCTTCTGCTTCTTGTTGATTTTTAATTTTTGGGTCTTTATACATATCAACTTTGTATCCTCTTAAAGCATTTGATAAAAATATCATATACTTAGGATGACCTAATTTCTCTTCTAACGCAGATAATGAATCATAAAACTTTTGTTCGTTTCCATTATTCATTTTTTCTGCAGTTTTATATTCATCTTTGTGATTATTGATATAAGATGCTTTAGAATCAGAATAACCATGCGCTGCTTCGTTTACTGATTCGAATAATCTAACTGAAAGAATAACATCATTACCGATTTTTAAGTTTCTTACTTTATTTCTTTCTAAATCGTATGATGGATTTATAGTTTTTGCTATAGCAATCACACCATTCTTAATAAAGTGTGGTTGAATACCTGAATAATTATCATCTCTAAACATAAATACATTTTCTGGATTATCCTTAGAAATTTTAATTAGTTTCATTAAACCTGTTTTACCGACATAACATCCACCTTCACATTTAGTTCCACCATAGGTTTTACCTTTTATAAATGATGTTTCATTTACTGATTTTTCTTCTTTAATATATTTTAC